GCAGCTTCTCGCACTCCGGTCAGGCACTGCTCGACGCGCAGGCGGAACAGGCCGAGAAGCTATGGACGGGCGACCGGTGGGTCTTCACCCGGCGCGGCGCCGGCCACGTCGATGCGCTGTATGCGGTCGCCGGCGCAGTGCATCTCGCACGGACTGTGCCGCCGCCGCGGAAATCAGCCCGTCGGTTGATCGTCGGACCGCCCATGTAGACGGGAAGGTTTCCTGGCCGCAGGACGTACACTGCCGATCATGGGATGGTTCGCCGCCGCAGGACAGATGGTGCGCGAAGTGCTGGGCGTACCGAAAATGATCACCCTCGACCTGAGTCCGGCGGCGACGTTCGACACTGCGCCGCAGCCGATCGATCGGCTACTCACCGCTATGCGGTCCGGCGCCGGCCCGATCGGGCGTACGGAGGCGATGCAGGTAGCCGCCGTGCAGCGCGGCCGGAACGAACTCTGCTCGATCGCCACGCTGCCGCTCAAGCTGTACCGCGGGCTCGACGTCGTCCCGTCCGCGTTGTTCCGCCAGTTCGACCCGGACGTCCCGAACGTCGTTCACCTCGCGTTCACCGTCGAGGACCTGGTCTTTGACGCGATCGCGTGGTGGCGCGTCACCGGCCGAGACTTCGCCAACTACCCGGTCAGCGTGCGCCGCATCGAGCCCGGCCGGGTGTCGCTGACCGATCCGTCCGGGCAGACGAAGGGCCCGGCCGCGACCCGGTACGTGTGGATATCCGACGATCAAGGCAAGCCGGAACGCGTCGATGTCGCGGAGATGATCCGGTTCGACAGTCCCAATCCGGGTGTGCTCGCCGCGAACTCGAGGGCGATCCGGATCGCCCGGCAGCTGGACACGCTCACGGAGATGTACGCGAACAACCCGGCGCTGCGCGAGTTCTTCACCGACTCAGACTCGCCGGACGTGCAGCCGCTCGATGACGACGCGATCGAGGCGTTCCTGAACGAATACGGGGCGATGCGCAACGTACGCCCGTACGGCTATATCCCGGGCGAGCTGAAACGGTCCGACGTGTCGTCGCCGTCGCCGAAAGATCTGACGCTGGTGGAGTTGCAGCAGCAGGTCAACCTTGCGATCGCGAACGGTTTGGGTGTCGACCCTGAAGATCTTGGCGTGAGCACCACGAGCCGCACCTACCAGAACGCGGTGGACCGGAAACAGGACAAGATCAACCGCGTTTACGGGCCGTACATGAAGGCGATCACCGACCGCCTGTCGATGGGCGACGTCACGATGTACGGCTACGCCGCACAGTTCGACCTGACCGACTACCTGAAGTCCGACCCGGTCACGCAGGCCACCTACTGGAAAATGCTCGAGGAGATGGATGTGACCGACGCGAAGGAAATCCGCGGGTGGGCCGGGCTGTCCGGGCCGCCGCCGGCCGCCGCGCCGGCGCCGGCCGCCGCTGAGGCGTCGCTGCGCGGCGCACCCGCGCGGTTCGACACCCGTCCGGCGGCGACGTTCGCGTGGCAGGACTTCGCCGCAGACGCCGAGATCCCGGCGCCGACCGTCGATGAGGCCGCCCGCACCATCACCGGCCTTGCCGTGCCGTACAACGCGGTCGCGGTCAAGTACGGGCAGAAGCTGCGGTTCCTGCCCGGCTCGCTCGAGTACTCGGCGCCGGAACGGATGGCGCACCTGAAGGATCACGGCACCCCGGTCGGCTTCCACAGGTCCGTCACCGACAGCGCAGCCGGGCCGATGGTCGAGCTTGCCGTGCTGGACGGCCCGGAAGGCTCGCCGGCGAAGGCCGAACGCGACCAACTGCTGTACGACGCCGCGCACGGTCTGTACTCCGGGCTGTCCGTAGGCGTCGACTACTCGTTCGACCCCGAAGACGGCGACATCGTCTACAACGAGGCTGACGGGGTCTACGACATCGTCCGCGCTACGTGGCGCGAGACCAGTACCACCTACCTGCCCGCATTCGACGACGCGCGCGTCACCCGCGTGGCCGCATCTCACACCGGAGGCACGATGCATTGCCAGCACTGCGGCGGCGCGCACGCGCCGAACATCGCCTGCGCGACGTTCGCCGCCCAGCTCAACCACCAGCCGACCCCGACGCCCGTACCGCAGCCGGCCCCCACCCCGGCGCCGGCGCCGCCGGCACCGACCGACCCGGGCAGCTTCGCGGACTACCAGCGGTTCATCGCCGCCGGCCAGGCAGCCGCGCTCGCGCAGCTCGGTAGCCCGCTCGCCGGGCCGTCCACCGTGTCGCCTCACCGGCAGGTCGCGACCGTCACCGACCCGGCGCCGTACCGGTTCGACCGGCGCGGCAACCTGCGCGCCGGATCACACGACTTCAGCAGCGACCTGTTCGCCGGGTGGAAGCAGGGCGATCAGGGCGCCCGTGACCGCGCGGAAACGTTCCTGCGCGAGTACTTCGAACGGGCCGACTTTGGCGGCGCCGCGCAGCCGGCCGGTCAGTTCGCGATCACCCCGGCGAACGTCGTCAACCTGAACTACCCGCAGAACCACCCGGAGCTGTACGTCGATCAGATGGAGTACCAGTACCCGGTGTGGGACGCCGTCAACAAGGGCACCCTCGACGCCGTGACGCCGTTCGTGATCCCCAAGTTCAACACGGCTACCGGATTGGTCGCGGATCACGTCACCGGCACCGAACCGACCCCGGGCACGTTCACCGCCACCGCCCAGACGATCACCCCGTCCGCCGTGTCGGGCAAGGTCGAGATCACCCGGGAAGCGTTCGATCAGGGCGGCAACCCGCAGATGTCCGGGCTCATCTGGCGACAGATGGTCCGCGGCTATTACGAAGCGCTCGAGGCGTTCGTCATCGCCCAGCTGACCGCCCTGGCCGCCAGCATCACGGACCTGACGATCACCACGGCGGCCGTCGACTCAGCCCTCGATCAGGCACTGTCCGCCGCGCTGGTTCCGCTGCAGTACATCCGCGGCGGCGACCGGTTCAAGAAGGTTTTCACGCAGATCGACCTGTACAAGGCGATGGCCGCGGCGAAGGACACCGCCGGCCGCCGGCTGTACCCGATGTACGGGCCGCAGAACGCGAACGGTGTCACCGAATCCGGATACGCGTCGATCGACGCCCACGGCAAGCTCTGGATTCCCGCGTGGGCTACCGCGGCGTCCGGCACCGTCGCCGCGACGTCGTGGATGTTCGACCCGGACAAGGTCTGCGCGTGGGCATCCGCTCCGCAGCGCATCGATCTCCAGTGGCGTGTCGCGTGGGTGGACGTCGGTATCTGGGGTTACAAGGCGTTCGGTGTCACCGACTTCAACGGCGTCCGCGAGGTCGTGTACGACCCGATCTAGCCCGGCCGTCGCCCGGCCGGGGCCAGACACCACGGGTGGCCCCGGCCGGGTCCCGCCGCAATTACCGGATTGCTGGTAATAGCAATCCCCCAATCTCGAAGGGCGTGGATCAATGGCAGAGACGAAGGACGACATTGCCGCGGAGCGCGACGCGCTGCGGCAGGAGAACGAGCAGCTACGCGGGCAGCTGGCCGCGGCCGGCGCCGGCCGCGCCTACCAGCCGGCCGCACAGTTCGTGCTGTCCGAAGGCAACCGGCAGGAACTGCTCGCACACGGTGTGACCGTCATCGGAGGCCGCCGCGTCACCCGGGCAGAGGTCGCCGCGGCGATCGAGGGCAGCGCGTACGACGGTGTCGACCTGGGCGACACCGACCCCCCGGCGGACGCCGTGCCCGGTCGGCGCTCCGCTGGAGTGCTCGGGGTGGATTTCATCTACCCGTCGGTAGCTCCCGGGTACATCGACCCGGCCGTCGCCGGCACCCCCGGGATCAGCGGGCCGCCGGCGACCGACATGCCGATGCGGGACAACGAGCTTCCGCCTGAGCCGCAGCTGGCGTTCGCCGGCGACGACGACGGCCCGTTCTAGGAGATTGCTGCCGTGGTGTGGAAACCCGACTATCTGACGCTCGCGGAGGCTAAGGCGTACCTGCGTACCGCCGACACCATCGACGACGCGGAGATCGCCGGCTGGATCACGGCGGCATCCCGGGCGATCGACTTCCGCTGCAACCGCCAGTTCGGGCAGCTGGCCGCGCCGGCCGCACGCGTCTACCGGCGCATCCCGGTGTGGTCGCCGGACCTGTGCCTGTGGATCATCGACGTCGATGACGTGCAGGATCTGACCGGTCTGACCGTCAACGGCGTCGCGTACGCGTCGCAGCGCGGTGTGATGCTGCCCGACAACGCCCCGGCGGACAGCCGGCCGTGGACGCAGATCGGTTTCGCGGACCAACCAACCCCATCGACGTACGGCGCTCCGGTCGCCATGACCGTGGCCGCCCGGTGGGGTTGGACGGCCGTACCCGCGCAGGTGCCGGCCGCGTGCAAGCTGCAGCTGTCCCGGTGGATGTCGCGCCGCGACTCCCCGAACGGCATCGCAGGCTCGCCAGAGTCCGGCCAGCTGCGGCTACTGGCCCGCCTCGACCCGGACGTCGCCACAACCCTGGCCGGGCTCGCACGGCGGCGAAGGGTCGGCTGATGGACCTGTTTGCCGTCATGGCCGAGATCGCCGTCGCCTGCCGCACCCTGCCGAACATGGCCGGCCGGGTCGCCGAGTGGGACGTCGGCAGCGTCACCGGTAATTCCATGCTGGTCACGCTGCCCGAAGAGATCGAGTTCGATCTCACCTACGGTCGTGGCCTCGACAAGTACTCGGACATGATCGTCATGCTGCTGCTGCCGCGCGGGAACGTCCGTGCCGCGTACAAGACCATGGGCCCGTACGTGAAAGGCGCCGGCGCCTCGTCGGTCAAGCAAGTCCTCGAGGCGTACACCTACACCACCTGCGACCGTGCGGTCGTCACCCGGTGCGGCTTCGATGAGGTCGCCGACCGGGCAGGCGTGCCATATCTGGCCGCCGTGTTCCATCTCGACGTCTACGGCAACGGAGGATAGCCGCCATGGCTTTCGTGCACGGCAAGGACACCAAACTCACGGTGGCCACCAAGGACATCAGCCCGTACACCAAGACTTCGTCGTACGAGATGGGCGCCGACTTCCACGACACTTCCGGCTACGGCGTCACCAACAAGACGAAGCAGGGCGGGCTCAAGGACGGCAAATTCACGTGCAGCGGCACGTACGACAACACCGTCTCGAGCGGCCCGCGGAACGCGCTGCATAGCCTCGTCGGCACGTCCGTCGCCGTCGTCCGCAACCCGGAAGGCACCGGCACCGGCAAGCCCAACGACGCCTTCACGGCCGTGCTCACCAAGTACGTGGAGACCAACCCAGTCGACGATATGGTCACCTGGTCAGCAGACTTCGAGATCAGCGGCCCGGTCGTCACGACTGCGTTGCCGTAGACCAGCAGGGGGAAACCAGTGCCACCGATCAGCAAGGAAGATCTGCTCAAGCCGCGCATCGAGCACGGCACCGTCGCCATCGAAGGCCTCGGAGAGTTCACCATCCGGCCACTGACCCGGGCGGAAGCGTTCGACGTCCAGACGATGCGCGACGAGTCGGTGCTCGAGGCAGAGAACCTACTCATCTCGCTAGGCCTGATCGATCCGCAGATGTCGCCCAACGACGTCGCGGACTGGGCTGCGGTGGCGCCGGCCGGGCACCTCGCCGCGGTCAGCATGGCCATCGGCCGGATCTCGGGCATGATGCCCGAATCCGGTAAGGAGTCGTACAAAAGCACTCGAAGCGAGTCCTGACCTTGACTTTGAGTTCTTCCTGGCGAGCAAGCTGGGCATGATGGTCGCCCAGCTGCGCCGGGAGATGGGGCACGGCGAGTTCGTGCTCTGGTCACGCTGGTACGCCCGCAAGCACCAGGCCGAGCAGCTGGAGATGATGCGCAATGGCTGACCAGCGGATCAACATCGTCGGCCTGCGCGAGTTCCAACGCGCGCTACGCGACCTAGACAAGGGGTTGCCGAAACAGATCCGGCTGATCCTGAACGAGGCCACCGAACTGGTCATCGACACCGCCCGGCCGCACATCCCCACCAAGACAGGCAGGGCGAAAGGGTCACTCAAGGCCCGTTCGTCGCAGCGGGAGGCCAGGGTCGCGCTGGGCGGAGGCCGCGCGCCGTGGACGCCGTGGTTGGACTTCGGTGGCGAGGGCAAACGGCCCGGCCGGCCGCCGAAACGGCCGTTCATCAAGCAAGGCCGGTACCTGTACCCCGCGCTCGAGGTACGCAGGACGGACATCACGCAGAAGATGAGCGAAGGCCTCGATGCGTTGGGCCGCGAGTCCGGACTGGAGATGAGCTGATGGCGAACCAAGTCACGCTGACGTTCGCCGGCAAAACCCAGGACCTCGAGCAGGGCATGCAGAAGGTCGGCGCCGGCGCCGAGCAGATGTCGCTGCGGATCACTAACGCCACGAACCACTCGTCGGAGCGGTTCGATCACCTGTCGCAGCAAAGCTCGCTGCTGTCCGGCGGTATCGGCGACGTCGGCGGCGCCCTCACCGAGGCGTTC